TAGTTCTTTTACAAGTTCAAAGCACATTGATTTAACACCTGTTGATGGACAAAATATAGATGGTGGTGCAAGTGGCAACAAGTATAGAATAAACAAAGACTACGAAGGAATCGCTATTTGGTCTGATGGTTCTGAATGGTTTATAATCCAGAAGAAGGCCTAAAAATACAACAAAAGGAATTTTAATTAGTATTAATATAAAATGTTTAATTTATGAGAACACCAAAACAACTTTTCAACGAAATCGTAAAGTTAGCCGAGTCTGCAATTAAAGAAGACGAGGTTAAAGACGTTGAGGTTCAAGAAGAGGTTGTTCTTGCCGAAGAGGCTCAACAGGAAGAAGTTCAAGAAGAATTGTCTGAAGAAGTTGAGGTTCAAGAAGAGTTGGCTGAAGAGCCAATGCAAGAAGAGTCTGTTGAAGAAGCCCCAATGAACGATTATGTTTCAAGAGGTGAATTTGAAGCCGCTTTGAAAGAGATGAAAGAGATGTACACTAAAGTTCTTGAGGTAATGTCTCCAGAGAGTGGAGAAGACGTTCCTGCTGACTTGGCACAAGATGAGTCAATCACAGAAGAGTTGTCTGCTCAAGAAGACACAGACACTTTGGTTCACACTCCAGACGCTCAAGTAGAGGAGAAGAAAATGCACCTTTATGCTCAAGGGCGTAAGAAAACAACTGAAGACTATGTCTTTCAATCACTATTTAAAAAATAACCCAAACAACTAAATTTATTTAAAATGGCTACAACCACAAATGTTACAACTACTTACGCTGGTGAATTTGCTTTGCCGTATATTCAAGCAGCGTTATTAAACCCCTCTACTATTCGTAATGGTGGGGTTACTGTTAAACCAAACGTAAAGTTTAAGCAAGTCTTGAAGAAAGTTGCTATGAGCGACCTAATCAAAGACGGGTCTTGTGACTTTACTCCAACTGGAACTATAACTTTGACTGAAAATGTTCTTCAGCCAGAGGAATTCCAAGTAAACTTTACCTTGTGTAAGCAAGATTTTCGTGATGATTGGGAAGCAATCTCTATGGGTCTTTCTGCTCACGACAACCTTCCTCCAAGCTTGGCTGATTTCATCATCGCTAAAACTGCTGCTGAAGTTGCTACTGCTAACGAAACTATCATCTGGCAAGGTGCTACTGCTACCGCAGGTGAGTATGATGGATTCACTACTCGTTTCGCTGCTGATGCTGACGTTGTTGATGTAGTTGGTACTACTGTTACTGCTGCTAACGTAATCGCTGAACTTGGGAAAGTTGTTGATGCTATTCCTGCTGCTATATACGGGAAAGAAGACTTGTTCATCTATGTCCCACAAAATGTATATCGTGCTTACGTTCGTGCATTAGGAGGATTTGGTGCTTCTGGTCTTGGTGCTAATGGTTACGAAGGTCGTGGAAACAACCAAGTTCTTGGTGACTTGGCTTTCGATGGTGTAAAACTATTCTTGGCTGAAGGTCTTCCTTCTAATGAGATAGTTGCTGCACAATCAAGCAACCTTTTCTTCGGTACGTCTTTGATGTCTGATTGGAATGAGGTAAAAGTTCTTGATATGGCTGACCTTGATGGTTCGCAAAATGTCCGTTTCGTAATGCGTTTTACTGCTAACGTAAACTACGCTTACGGTTCTGAAGTAGTTTACTACTCTTAATAATCCATTTAGTTGAGGGGCGATTAATTTCGCCCCAGACTAAATAAAACTGAATCAATAACAATATAAAACTCAAAATACAATTATGGCTTGTGAAAATTTATCATTAGGGAGATTGAAGCCTTGTAAGGATACGGTTGGGGGTATTAAGAACATCTATTTTGTAGACTACGGTGATTTCACAGATATCACATATGATTCAACAGATACAGATGTTATTGATGGACTTGCTACATCTTTCAATGCATACAAGTATGAAGTGCATTTCTCTTCATCTTTCACGCAGAATATTCAATCCTCTATGGAGAACGGGACTACTGCTTTCGAGCAAGTTCTTGAAGTTACCCTACCTAAACTAACTAAAGAAGACCACAAAGAACTTAAATTGATTTCTTTTGGTCATCCTCACGTTATTGTAGAAGACCAAAACGGAAACTATTTCGTTGCAGGTCTTTTAAACGGTATGGCAGTAACTGGCGGAACTATCGTTACAGGACTTAATATGGGAGATTTGAGTGGATACACCCTTACCTTGACAGGTATGGAGAAAGTACCTGCTAATTTCCTTGATACTAACATCGTTGATGCTGGTGGAACAATTGTTTCTGGAACTTAATTCATAGTTTCTTTATTTATGATGAAGGGGATGAGAAATCATCCCCTTTGTTGTTTTATATAAAAAAAACAAAATCTACACTTTTTGGTATTATAGTATGAAAAGAGTAAATCCTTCTCTATCTACGAATACACTTTACGTTATCACAAGGGATTATAGTGTGACAACGCCTGTTAGTGTTACCATTAGACAAGATGGGACTTACGCATCAGAGACTATAACTGTTACTCCATCTTATACGGATAACTATTGCAGATTAGACTGTGATTTTACGATATTAGAGAGCGATAGTGTATATTTTATGGAGGTTAAGAACGGGAGTGATTTACTTTACAGAGATAAATTATATGCTACCTCATCAACAGACTATGTTCACACACTAAACACCAATGAATTTACCATTGATGCAGAGGGTGAAGATGAAGAGTACATTATATTAGAAGACTAATATGGACAAAAGTAAGAATATAAGGGTTGTAAACCTTGCCGACTACGAAAGACCGAATATTTATGAGGTTTCTAACAAGGAGTGGGTTATGTATGGAGACAATAATGACTATTTTGATGTCATTATCGAGAGATATTTAGGTTCTCCAACCAATGCTCGTTGTGTAAATGGTATTAGTGATATGATTTTCGGGAGAGGGCTTGAAGCCATTGACCGAAACATCAACAGAGACGCTTATATTGAGATGAAACGTCTTATTGACGAGAGAGAATTACGCAAGATTGTAGGAGACAGAAAGTTATTGGGTCAAGCAGCGATTAAAGTTGTCTATAACAAGGCTAAAACCAAGATTACTGCCATTAAACATCATCCGATGGAGACGCTTCGTGCTGAAAAGACATCTGATGGGTGCATTAAGGCATATTACTACCATCCAAAGTGGTGTGATATGAAGCCAAGTGACAAGCCAAAGCGAATCCCTACCTTTGGATATGGTAAAAAGAGTGATACAGTAGAATTATACATTGTAAGACCATATGTAAGTGGTTTTTACTACTATTCACCTTGTGATTACCAATCTTCACTACAATATAGTCAATTAGAGGAGGAAGTAAGCAATTATCACCTCTCAAACATAGAAAATGGTCTGCAACCATCTTTATTAATCAACTTTAACAATGGACAACCTTCAGAGGAGGTTCAAGAGATGTTAGAGAGAAAGATTATGGAGAAGTTTAGTGGTTCTTCTAATGCAGGGAAGTTCATTTTGGCATTTAACGAGGATAAAGATACTGCTGCCACAGTTGATGCGGTACATTTACCAGATGCACACGCTCAATATCAGTTTTTGGCTGATGAGAGTCGTGAAAAGATAATGTTAGGTCACGGGATTGTATCTCCTATCCTTTTAGGGATTAAAGACAACACAGGGTTTGGGAATAATGCAGAGGAGTTGCGTACTGCGTCTATTCTGATGGATAATATCGTTATTAGACCATTCCAACAGAACATTATTAACGCTTTAGATGACATTTTAGCGTTTAACAACATCTTTTTATCACTTTACTTTGTTACTCTTCAGCCAATCGAGTTTGTTGAGTTAGATAACATCTCTACAAGCATTGTAAAAGAGCAAGAAACAGGGGAAAAGTTGTCTTCTGACAAGAATGAGTTAACAGACGAGGAATTTGAGGACCTATTTAGCCAATTAGAGGCGTTAGGAGAGAAGATTGATGACTCCTGGGAGTTAATCCATAGTTGTGATGCTGAAACGGGCGTAGAACTATCCGAAGCGAATCCTAATGCCCCCTCAATGGAGGATAAAGGTGTGTACAAGGTGAGATATGCTTATGTGCCGATTAGAAATTCAGAAGGGAGTCGACAATTCTGTCGTAGAATGGAAGGATTGACTGCTGCTGACATTGTTTTCCGTAAAGAAGACATCAATCAAATGTCTTTTAAAGGGGTGAACAGAAAATTAGGGCATCAGGGGAGAAATTACTCTCTATTGAAATATAAGGGTGGTAAAAACTGCCATCATTTCTGGGAGTTACGAGTGTATAGAAAGATTGGTAGTGGAGAGGTAAATATTGACGAGGCCGTTAAGGATGGATTAATTCTCCCACAGAATCCTGAAGAAATGGGGGTTAGACCAATTGATATGCCCAATGGAGGTGCTTATTTGAAGCGGATGTTTAACAAAATACTTGGGAAATAATGACTGCGTTATTTATATCACCTAAATATGTGAAAAGGAAGTCCATTATTGATGGGGAGTTGGATGCGGACAAAATAATTCAGTTTATTGAAACCGCTCAAGACATCCATATCCAAAACTATCTTGGGACTAATCTTTACAACAAATTACAGACATTAATTATCAATGGGACTATTGGGGATGCGGGTAATGCTGACTATAAGACATTATTAGACGATTATATCAAACCGATGTTGGCTTGGTACACACAAGCAGAATATATTCCTTTCGCAGCATATACAATCAGTAATGGTGGTGTTTATAGACATCGTTCTGACAATAGTGATGCAGTTGATTATAGTGAGATTGCAGGGTTGACATCAAGAGCGATGGACAAAGCAACATTCTATACCAATCGGTTTATAGATTATATGAATTTTAATTCTGAATTATATCCAGAATTTATTTCCTCTTCGGAGGCAATGTATCCTGATAGAGACGCAAACAATATTGGTTGGGTGCTTTAATGGAGGAAAAGATTAATAAATATAAGTTAAAGACTAATTATATTAGTTCGTTAGACAACTTTATAGGGAAGTTGACAAGTGAACAAAAACAAATAATAGATAATGGGGACAACTCTAACAGGGACAAGAATTAGAGACACTTACGATGGGTTGATTAAGATTGATGATAATCAGCCTCTTAATGCAAGTGTTGTTAAGCGACTCAATGATGGGTTAGGTAATCCTTGTCCTATTTACTTATCTCAAGACGCAGTTGAGATTGATAATGGTTCATTAAAGGTTGGTGGTACTCTTCTTGACGGGAGTGATGGTGCTGGTTCAAGTGGACAATTATTATCCTCAACGGGGACAGGTGTCAGTTGGGTTAGTGGAGGAGGACTTACGGTTATTGAAAGTGTTACACATCATAACTTTAATGTCGGAAGTTCACCTTCAGATATTTATGTCCCAATCAATACTACATCAGAGACAACATCTCGTAGTATGGAGAATTACATTATCCCTATTTATAATGGGGAGGTTGCAAGGGTGATTATAATGACAAGCAATACAACAACGGGGAATAGGTTCTTTATGTATAATGGGACTACTCTTATTGGGAATACATCAACATTTGCTACAACTGCAAATACTGCGAGTGTATTGACGTTGTCTGCATCAACCTTTAGTCTTGGAGACAGAATTAATTTTAGATTAACATCAGATGATACAGTTGGTGACGTACAACTATCTATATTATGGGAGTACACTCGACCTGTTTAAAAATAAATAAAATGATGAACTTAACCGACTTGAAGATATACCTTTTAAACACGATAGTTTTAGCACTTAATTTCACAAACATAGAATTAGGGTTAAAGATTATTTTAACTATTGTAGCGATAGGATACACAGGGCATAAGTGGTGGCTAATGGTAAAAAAGAACAAAAATGGGTGATTTTTGGTTTAATCATACTTGGGGGGACATTGAAATAAAATATATATGGCAGCAATAGACGAAAAGAATTGGGGGGCAATCTACGGGACTACTTGGTGGGGTAGTGGTGATGCTTTGTTCAACTCCATTTATTGGGGTCAGATTTATTGGTATATTCAAGATGTTGCTTATTTCAAAGATAGGGTGTTAGACGATGGTGCGGTTGTAGAAGCATTTGAATGTGCGGTAACTGATTTAAGAATTTTCCCAGAGGCAGACTTGGGCAGACAATTATTTGATGCTTACGATGCGAGATGTGAGGCAGCGAGTGGAGATACAGAGGCGAGGGTTTGTACTATTAACGAATTAAATGATTTATTATAATGTCTTTATACAACGATGCAAGTTTAGTAATGATTCCTTCTGCTTATAAGGATGGGAAATTATATAGTATAAAGCCAACCGATGGGAGTGGTGATTTTACTTTCAGTAGGGGTTCAAATCTTGCCGCTACAAGGGTAGATGAGAATGGTCTTATTGAGAAGGGTAGAGAGAATTTATTGTTGCAGTCTAATTCTTTTGATACTACTTGGGTAAAATTAAATACAGGAGTAACAAGTGGGCAGAGTGGTTATGATGGCTCAAACGATGCTTGGCTTTTAGACATTACAGGTGGTACTGATAGTCAAAGATTAGAGCAAAGCGTTAGTCAAAGCGGTGTTCAAACTTTCAGTATTTACGCAAAGGCAGGAACTGAAGATTGGATTCGTTTAAGAGTAAACACATCAGGTACAGTTGCTCAATCATTTTTTGATTTAGCCAATGGTGCATTAGGTGTTACACAAAGTGGGTTAATTGACCGCAAGATTGAAGATGTAGGAGGCGGATGGTATCGTTGTAGTATATCTTTTAATGCGACAAGTAGTTTAGTTCGTATTTACCCTGCAGTAGGCAATGGAAACATTACTCACACATCAGGTAATATCTACATCCAAGACGCACAACTTGAACAAGGTTTAGTCGCTACTGACTACATAGAAACAACCTCTACAACTGCACAAGCGGGAATCTTGGAGGATATGCCAAGACTTGACTACTCTGGTTCTTGCCCATCACTCCTCCTTGAGCCGAGTC